CAGATACCTTTTGATAACTACCGTCTTCTGGGTCTAAAGAACTTTCGACTAATTTAGTGAAAGAAGGATTAACGCTTTTATAAATAATTGCACCTAATGCAATATTGAAGGGTTCTTTTGTGTTTTTTATTTCTTGTTCGGATAACAATTGATTATCACCAAATGAGCTATAACCAGCAGAGGCTATGTGACCAACAACTTTTTGTTTGTCATGCTCGATGTTAGTAGGTTTGTGTATAAAGTTTTTAGTATACTTAGCAGCTGTCGCGCTATCCATACCATCTCCGTTCTTATTGAACTTGTTTACAACAGCAGCATTAAAAGCTACACCTAACAAATCAATGTTACTGTCATAATCAACATCAGTTGGGAGTAAAGGAGCCAATGACTCTAAGGATGCCTTAGATATCAATGAAGACTCGCTAATCTCACAAGCTAGTAGTGGACAGTCAAAAGTAGTAGTATACTTATAGTCCATTAGTCTTCTTTTGTCGGCTTTTTAAAATCTGCTAAAGAAGGCTTCTCAGATAAACCAAACTTTTCAGTTAAATCAATTAAGATTTCAGCATAGCTCATTTTAGGCTTTTTATCAGCCTTCATTTCTTTTTCAGAGTCTTTATCGAATTTAACATCTTTTTTAAGATCCTTCTTTTCGATAGACTTCTTTTTAGAAGGAGCGCCTTTATCTAGCTTTTTGATTTTGCTCTTGTCATCTTTTACAGCATCTTTCTCATGCTCGACTTTTTCTTTTTTATCGTCTTGCTTGAGTTCTTTTTTGTTAATTTTGTCCCATTGAGCCTTAGCTTTCTTTTTATCACCGTAGTGCCCAGCTTTTGCTGACTTATTAAGCATTTCTTTATGCTTCTTCATGAAAGCTCCATGATTAGGGCCAGCCATATATAATGTCTCCCCCTTCTCGCTTTTATGAGAGTGGACACCTTTTAAGCCCATTTTCTCAGCATCTTTCATAGCCTCTTCTTTCGTCTTGAAGTAATGCTTGCTGATATCTGGTGCCCCCTTGGATTCTTCTTTTTTCTTATCTCCGTAATGCATCGCTGCTGCGACATCTACTTCGATTCCGTCTTTGGTGTATTTAAGATGTTCGTTCATCGCTATGGTATAAGATTGCCGCTGGATATGTATCCAACGTATGTTGAGCCGAGATATCTAAAACTTCTTTCAAAGTATTTAAATCCTCTATTTGGTTAAAATCCTTTACACAAGATTCTAAAGTTTCGCTCCAATATTCTTTATCTTGAGAGCATACTATAGATTCACATAAGTTGTTTAACATTTCTTCTTGAGAATCATTCAGATCCTTAACACCAAGTTTATCTATCATCTTAGCTTTAGAATTATTAATAAAACTCTCTATGTCATAGATTGTGTTTTGTATGTTAGCCCTAGAATACTGGGCATTTACTATCGGTATGTCTGTAGTTCCCTCTGGTCTACCAGCTTGTTTTCTAGGACCAGTTGCTTTGTTGTCAGGAGAGTATACAGGAACACCACCTACAATTGGATTGTAATAACCTTTTTCCCTGTCTTCTAAGAAGTCTTGCTGTTCTGGCTTGAGCTGATCTGGCTCTGGGAACTTACCATTATGGAACATTTCCATACCTTGCTTCGGAGTAATGATACCAAGCTCCATGAGTCTTGTAGACGCCCTCATGAGTTGAACCTCATCCCTCATATCTATATCTTTCATTCTAGCTTGTGGCCAAGATCTAAAGCCAAGATTTTTTGCAATCCTCTTAATTTCTTTATTCAAAAAGTCATTCAAAAACCCATATCTTGATTCCTGTAAACGATCAATAAATATCTGTGCCTTAACTTGTGTAGAGTTAAATTTTTCTTCCCCAACCACAATGTTTTGTAAACCTTGACGAATATCCTCATTCAAGATTTCATATTTAGCTGGCCCTAATACTAGATTTAGTTCAGGTATGATAAACTCCGCTTTCGTTGTATAATCTGAAACTAATACACGACCTACACTTTCATTTTTAAATAAATTCTGCATGGCAGCCATGTTATTAGGATTGACTCCACCTTTTTCTGGATCAGCCCCCATAGTGATAAGCAGAATTACATTTTCAACAGTTCTCGTTATAGCTTGATCCATTTTCTTCAACTCAAGCTTTGCGTTGATATCTTCAAGAACTGGGAAACCAAAAGGTATAGCAAATGGTTCGTAATCTTGTTTTTTATAAAAAGAATAAGATAATCTATTAGGATCTAAATCTATACTTACGCCTTTATGAGAATAAGACCTCTCATTTATATTTTTTTTGACTTCTGGATCTAGTGCATCAAAAATAGCTTGATCTTCTTCTGTTTGAGGATTAGCTAAACGAGCTAACTCATAATCAGACAAAACTTTTTGGTATGTCCCGCTATAAGTAAATGTGCTTGCCCTTTTAGCTACCACATCGTAAGGATTTAATAGTATATACCTTAAAGGTATTTTATTAGCACCCGCGTTAATAGAGCCTACTTGATTTATTATCTTAGCATAATCTTCAGCTTTAAATCTACCATCTATTCTATACAAGAATACATTTCCGCTTCTATAATATTCTCTGAAGTATTGATCTTTGAGACCAATAATATTTACTCGCTTGAACCACTCCTCGAAAAACTCTCGGCTTTTCTTGGTCCCTCCTTCTAGATAAATATCTGTGTTAGTAAACTCAGACATAATATCAATAGCGTTGCGGAATACAGCTACATTAGCATAAGCTTTTTGACATAACTCGATAGCGTCTCTAGCAGTCACGCCATCTGAAGCATACTCATAAGGTAACATCCCTATCGCGATACTTCTGAATCTGTCAATTGGGTTTTTTTGAGATACCCTGTTGGTTCTAGTCCCTGTAAAATTGCTAGTGGACTGCACTTGTCTTCTAGCCTCTGACACAGCGCTGTAAGAAGCGTCTGATGTATAAAATGGTTCACCTAACAACTCAGGCTCAAATTCTTCTTGTGGGGGTCTAGAAGGGTGTTCGTTGCTGTTAAACTTCTTCCAATACTCGGAACGCTTGGTATATTTTCGTTTAGACATGAGATGTAATGTATATTACACCCCAAAGTTAACTTTCAACTTTCAAAAGTTAAGAAATAAACATTGGCGTGAATGTAGACTGAACATTTTGTATATCTTCAGAGTTCAGGTCATAATAAACATTCATAAACCAGTTGCCTAAAACTAAAGCTGAGTATGAGTCTTTCCTCGCCTTGTCTGCACCTTTTTGTTTTCTAAGGCTAATAGGTAAATCAAAACTTTGTGTTCCCTGAACAGATGTAGTAATTTGTATCAAAGCGCATTGAACTTTGATAAGATCCATCATGTCTTTCTGGTGTTCTACAAAATCAATCATTCTGGCACCCACCCCTCCTTTTTCATTAGGGTCGTTCCTAAGAAATTTTAAATCTTTTATAGGGACTCTAGATTTGCGTTGGATATTGTAATCATCATTCATAGCCGAACCAGCAAAGAATATCTTCTTGTGATCGAACGCTGACTGTAAAGACTCGTTAGCAAACCTAATCCATGCCGATGTAGGCTTTCTAAGAAAAACAATATTCTTTTGTGATAGATTATATTGATTTCTCAATCTCCGCAGATTCTTGTCGTAATCTTTAGCTTTATCTAACTCTGCCTCTATAACCCCAAGTTTTAAATTTTTATCTTTGAATATAGTGCTTTCGTTACAAGAATTAATAAATTGGACACCACCATTGTAGTCACCGACAACCGCTACAACATTGAAGTGTGTCAGAACGTAAGCCATGTATTTAATGTGTGTTTTCAAACTAGCACCAGATAAAGCGTAGCTATGAACAACTGTTCCTTTCCTAGTGTCTTTGTTTAACTTTATGAGCAACATCGCAAAATCGTCAGAACTTTCACTCTCTGACCAAGAAGGGTCAAAAGCTAAGATGTATTCGTCCTTATGATTGCCCACAACCTCCACACATTGCCCCTCACCGTCTTGTAACGTGCATTCTGCCATCTTACTCACCTTGAAGTATCCAGAGCTGTCATCAGTGAATATAGCCCCAAACTCACGCTCAAACTGAGACTCACTCATCGTTGCTTTAGATTGGTTGATTAAGTTCTGGTCATAAAGTTGATCTGGGGCACAGTCGTAACTAAAATGCATAATAGTTCTATGCGCTCCGTCTTGCTTGTTCTCGTTTAAGATAAGAGCTTCATACTGTTGATATATCTTGTATAGATACTCAAACTTGTAAGACGCAGATGACAAACCAATAATTTTGTTATTAGGCCAAATCTTTCGGTCCTCTTCTTTCATCTCACCCTTCTCAATCATCTGAGTTTCTAAATCATATATCTCTTGTCTCTCTGTAGGGTTTTCCACAACAGACAGGAAGGGTATGATAACCTCATTGTAAATTTTCTCTGGCATCAGAAGCAACTCGTCAATGATCATCCTCTGGAACCTAAATCCCCTAAGTTTTTCTCCATCACCTAACGGTAGCGCTCGTATGCTACTTCGCCCTATCTCCATGACCCACTCATCATTCATCTTAGAAACCCTAGTAATACACTGAGCGAAGAACGTAGCTTTGGGGCTTTTAGATATGTCTTCTATTTTTTTGAAGATCATTTTTGACTGCCTGAAAGACTTAGACAAAATACCTATCTGGACACCCTGATTTAGAATAGCGTCTAATAGCGCGAAAATGCCCGTAGAGAAGCTTTTAGACATTCCTCGACTCCATATGCCCAAAAAGTAGTCAGACTCCATCATGGCCTTGATCGCCATGTGCTGGAAAGGGAACAGTTTAACACCAGTCAGTAATTCACAAGCGAAAGATGGATTTTCTCTAAGAAACTTATAAAGCAGTATCTTTGCTTCAGTGTCTTCTAAATACCCCTCTTTTTCTAGAATTTCTTGATTTATATCCTTGAACTCTCGGTTCAGTTTTTGTTTGCCTTCTTGCCAAGCCATCTTTTTTAATTTGTTGATTCCAGAAGTATTGAACGTCTACTTCCCAAAGGGTTTTACCTAAAACAAGAATTTTAGGAATTAACTCTTCACTGTTCTCTCTTGAGCCACTAAATACGATTTGAGAGCAATCTGTATACTCTGCTTGTATCTCTCGCATTCTATGAAACACATATTCTAAATTGAATTTCTTATAGCCTCTTTTATTCTCGGCCCACATATCGTCAAAAGCTGTTTCGACTACTATAAATAAGAAACACCCCGTAGATCTGCACCTTTCTAATTCTTTTACAAACCTATTATATCCATTTGTTACTGTTGCACAAAAGTCCTGGTAAGATTTCCTATCCACGAATGTATAGTCATATAAATTACCTCCAACTCCGTAATCACCTACATCTAATTTCAAAACATCACTGTTATTGAAGCTAAGGGGCTTCTGCTCTCTTGTATCAATTAATATATTGGTGTTTGAGTAATCGTCATGAAAATTACTTGGTAGTTGCTTGCCGAGCATAGGCAACATACCAATTTTGGTGCAAGCTTCGCGGTAACTGCCGAAGACCTCTTTGTAGATGTCTACATCGGGTAATTTAGAAGTCTGTAGGTAAAGAGAGGGTGGGCCACCCGCCATGCCCTTGGCTTGTATTTTTTCTTTAAACTTATTTATTATAAATTCTTCTACTTCTTCACGGGGTGCAGTTACGCACCACTTCTTCATGTTCCGCTTGTTGATAAAGTCAGTAGCGAAATACTGATCGTATTTTTTGAACGGGATCAGTTCTCCCGTTAGTTTGTCTTTCCTCTGATAATATTCTACATAGTAGTCTCCAAGATACTTACCATGCTTTTTGATGTGAGCATGAAGACTTCTAAGAGAATCAAATGAATCCCCACATTCTTTGCACTTATAAGACATCTTGTTGACCAATACCTAAAACTCTAGCTTTCCACTCTGCCATACCCTCTAAACGCTCTGCCTCAGTCTTGATAGCTGCCTTTTGCATCTCTGCTATCCGAACCATGTTAGCTCTCTCTTCTTCCTCT